ATCTGCTGGTGTCGTTCAAAATCTCGATGGTATTTGCGCCAGTCCCATCACTGACCGCAAAAACCCCGTTGTATTCATCCAGCACATTGTGACTTGCCTCGGCATACAACGTGCCACCCCCGTTATCAAACAAGCTAGAGTCAGTCACAGATAACGACTCAGCTGCTCTGGTGGCGGCAGCCCCAGAAGTTGAAATTAGGCTGCTCGCATGACTGGCATTGGCCTCAGCCTGTCCACCCCAAAGCAAAACATAGTCGTATGAATTGCCGTCAAACGTGAGGTCTTGGTCTCCGTTGCCGATGTAGAAGTTGACTTGACCATTATTGCCGCTCGCGTTCGCAGTAGCGGTTGCCACGCATCGAACCCACCCGTTTCCGCAGTCAACCGCCGATGCCGTGACCCCCGATGAGACAAACCCGGTTGTTGCGGTGGATAGGTTGTAATAAGCATAACTTGAATTGAATGTGCCTCCAGCCGGGGTAAATCGGAAAGCCAGCCACGACTTGGTGCCAGCTTTTGCATAAACCGATATAGTTTGAGCGGTTGCACCACCGGGGTTGTATGAAAAATCCAGACCGTGATTCGCCGCCGCTGTTGCGTCAACAGTCAACGCGTCCGCTGTTAAAGTGCCGTCGGGAGCGACTGCAACATCAGCAACCACAGTGGCCCTGAAAGTATTGTATGCAGCCCCATTGCTAAACTCAGAGCTATGTGTCAGGAGGTTCGTGCTTTGCCCCTCAATGAGAATTCCAAGACTCGTACCGGCTGATTGCCCATCAGCCGATGGGTCGTATTCAAATCTAGGTTGCCCAGCGGTGGCAACCGATTTGAGCGTTGGTGCATACTCACGGTGGATGGAGGTTGTGGTGGCGTTGTAGTCCGTAGCGCCAGTCGTATTGAGCTGGACACCCCAAACGAGCAATGTCTCAGCGCCGGTCGTGAAAGTTGGATAGCCGCTCGTTGTGAATGCGCTCCCGTCGGAGAGCCCAACGTGAAGAAATGGCGAGCTGACACTACTTGAGGTTGTGCATGTGACGCTGATGCGATACCAGCTCGACCCTAGTGCGGTCACGGTTCCAGAAATGCCAGTAAACCCAGCGCCTCCAGTGCTAACGCTGCTCGGTGAGGCAAACTCAATCTGAGCGAATGCGTAGTGACTAGCGGCGCCCCTTATGCTGATATATGCATGACTTGCTGTCCCAGATTTAACATGCACGGAGGCCGTGTAGGCTGTAGAGGCTTTTAGGGTTGGCTGTTGGTAAACGAGGGGTGCATCTGTGACTCCCGTATTTGCGTTCAATTGCCACGCTGTTGAAGTGCCGTCTGGAGCAGTTATAGAGCCTGTTAACGGAGTGCCGGAGTGTAAGCCGTAACTTGCCCAAGTTGTGTCGAGGGTCTGACTTTGAAGCAGAATATTCTCGCTGCTCAGGTGTTTTTCATTACTCCAGTAATGCACCGCCGATGGCGCAGCATAGGTTGGCGGCGTGTCGGAGCGGCTGAACGTAGCCCGTGGGTCGATTTTGCCACCGTTGGCAAAGTCAGCCATAAAGACTGGCCTAGTGGCTGGAAAATTATCTGTGTATGCCATGATTGTCTAAATTTACCAAGTTGCCACTGCTGCGCGCTTCCAAGTGTCAGTTGCGGTGCACACGTAAATATATGAGGCATCTGCCGCAATCTCGCCCTGCACACCTGGCGATGTTGCGCTCGATGGCGCTGGCACCATTGGAGTTTCGGCGTATGCCTGGCGGCCAAGGAATCCATTTAATGGGATTTCATTAGGCGCGGTTCCAATGTCCGCTTGCACCAAGCCCTCGGCATCTGGCGACACTTCCAGGCTTGTGCGGATGGCGCTCTTGTCGCTGCCGCTTGGGTCTTCATTGTCAAGGAAGCGCACAATGCGCCCCTTCATGCGCTTAAGCTCGCCTGATTCCGAAAAAACAAAGTATTTTTCTGTTGCCATGGTTGTCTAAAAATTAGGCAGGGCAGGAGATTGGCGCACGATTAGCGCCGGCTGGTTTGTCTCCAAATTCGGTCGATGCCGACATAGAGCCCTCTATTATGTTCTGCAATTTGTCGCAATTACTGCCACCTGGATGGCTGGCTGGACGATGTTGTGCCGCCGCCACCGGTTGCTTTTTGGCGCGCTGCGCGCACCGTGACGCCGCTTGATGAATGCGTGATAAGTGTGCCGGCACTCTTGCGCGGTTGTAGCGATTCGACCGCCTCTTGAAGCGCCTTGATGGCGTCCAAGATGCCGCGCACACTGAATTGCGTTAGCCGGCGAAATCTCATGAAAAATACGGGTTAAGCAAATAGGGCAACTCGCCGCTTTTGTAGTTGATAAAGTGTTGCACTATCTCAAATTTGCCGCCGCTCAACTCGTTTATGGTTGGCGGTTCCTTTAGCCAATAGGTGCCTTGAAACGTGTTCAGCAAGTCGCCACAAATGGCGTATTTAGTGACATCAGTTTTTTGCGCTAAAATCAAATCAACCAAGCGGTTGGTGGTCCATTGAAAGCCTTCCTTGTAATGGCTAACAGCCAAGGAAGTGTTGGCCGGCAAAATGCGAGTGTTGCGCAAGTTGTATTTATGAAAAGGATGGGTTTCCCTGCCAGCCAACAACATCCACGCCAAATCTTTTGCAATCTGTTGCTCGGTTGGTCCAACGCTGCTAGTTGCCCAATCAATAAAACCGTTTAAATCAAGCGGCGCCGTGTATGAATCATTTGCAGCGTTGGCGTTTTCAACGCGCGCTTTGTATGCGTCGACGGCGGTGATGACGCGCTGTTTAAGTGCTTTGAATGTGTTGCCGCTGGTGACGCGCGAATCGTCTATTGCGTCAAAATAATCGTGTTCCCAAACGTTTTTTTGCTCTTGGTATGGCGTGAACGTCCAGTTGTCGGTGTCAGGCGCTTGGCTTGTGGTGTTTGCCGCTGTGTTGTCAATGGACGCAAAAGCCACCTCAAGCACGCCGTAGTCGCCAGGCTCTTGGCGCACATCAATGCGCGAAGCGTTGCCAACATATGCCGTGTTAATTGCTGCCGCTTCAATGGCGGTCCATGGTCCCTTGTAGCGATAGACGCTTTCCCAACCGGCGGTCTCGCTCCATTGCCGGTTGATAGACTCAACATTGACCGTTGTAGCTCCTTTGAATTGTAGGCTCATGGGCGATTAAGTGGCGCGGTGTTGGCTTTGATTGCGTTAAGGGCTTCAAGTTGCGCATCTTGTTTTTCCGCTAAAATGCGCTCCATTCTCTGCTGCCTTGCTTCGCCATAATTCGCGCCAGGCAAACCGCGCGCGGTGCGTATTGAAAACTCGGCAAGACCCTCGGCTGCAATGTCAACGCCTCGGTAACCTGCCGCGCTTAGTTTTTGATTAAGGCGCGTTAACTCATCGCTTGCCGCCGCGTAACTTCTGACTTGCTCGCGAGTCATTGGGGCACCAATGCGCATTGATTCAGCGACTGCGCCACCAAGGCCGGCTTGCATGGTTGGCAATAGCTCGGTGCCGCTGCGCCCAAGAAGACGTTGCACGTCTGCCAATTCGTTGGCCTTGTTGACGCCTCGTTCAACTTGCTCGGCAATGCGCGCAAAAAGTTGCTCGGGGTTTTTGCTTTGCAACTCATCAAGCGTAATGCCGTAGCGTTGAAACGATTCAAGATATTGCTTGTTGCCTTGCTTGGCATCCAGTTGACGCACAGCAAGCGCCTTGAACGCCTTGCCCATGTCTTCAATGCTGCCGCCGCTTTGACGCGCTGCGTAATCAAGATGCTGAAAAGTTTCAACAGCAACGCCCATCTTGGCGGCTTCGTCGCGTATCCTGGCACCTTCGTCCATTGGGCCGGTCACAAGTTTGCGCATGATGCCGCCCACAATAGGAATTCCCATTAGGCCGCCCATAAGACCGCCCCTTGATATGCCGCCCATTGCAGCGCCTCCCATGCCTCTGGCTTGTTGAGCCATAAAAGTGCCGGCTTTGGCCTTCATGCGCTTCAAGCCAGCATCAAAGCCGGTCGTGTCTAGGCCAACCTTTGCTTTTAGATTCATGCGCTTGCTTCCTCCCGTTTTGCTTGCATGGCTTTAAGTTGTTCCAATCCGCGCGCAAGCTCGCCCTCAAGAATGCGGCTGCCGCCATTCAATTCGTTGCTGCTTAGAATGTCCCAATACAATTGCCCAAAAGGCGCGTCATTGATTGTGTCGGGCGAATAATTAAGGCGCTCCAACGCAATGGTGCGCATGATTTGCAACCCAGGTGTGCCATACTTGGCGCCGGTGGCGTGGTTGTTGTCGGCGCTCATCGTCTCAGGCGTGCGCCGGTTGGCTTCCAAGTAATCAAGAGCGGCCTGCATTACCTCATTGTAACGCCCTGGAAGGCGCTTGCGTGCATACCACCATTGCCCAATCGGTGACAAAAACCAACCAAGCCACTTGGATGCGCTTAAATAATCGCGCGAACAGATGCCAACAAAGGCGTGAAAGTCCAACCGTGTCAGCACTTCAAACAATCCAAGGCGCTCCATCAAAAGCGCGTGGCCGTATGTCAAAGGGCGCAACTTAACGCCGGCCACGTAGTGGTGGCCAGGCGCGCAAGTTGCTGCCCAGGTGTCAGACATTAGTTGCTGCTGTCGTCGCTGTTGCCGGCGGTGGTGTTAGTGTGAACAACGTTTAAGTATTCAATTGCTGAGATTGTCCACTCGGCGAAAGCGTTGTTGCTGCGCGTCTTTTCAGCGCTTGTAATTGTGAAGTTGCCAAGGCCGCCGGTTGTGTGCGCATCGTTATGCTGTGAAATTAGGCCCGAATCTGAATTTGCCGAATTCACTTCGCTCCAGTCCGCATAATTGACATCTAAGCGCATTCCAGCGGTGAACTGAGCCGCAAACATGCTGTTGGCTTTTGCAATGTTTTCGTCGGTGCCGCTTGGTGTGGATGATGCGGTTGCGTTTGCCAATATGATGCCGGTAAGATTTAGAACCTTGCGCTGGTTGTAGGTGCAATGGCTCACAACTTCCCCGTTGCTGGAAAGCGCTTGATTGTTGTCGGCTTCTAGCGAAAGGCGCACTTCGCTTGCATACATTTCACCGCTGAACTTAACGACTTCGGGGCTGACTGAATCGTCAACAATGCGCAGCGTCACAACTCCTGTGCTGTTATTGCTGCTTATGTCATTTGTGCCGTATGTGACCGGCGTGCCTCTGTTTAAAAGTGCCATGATATTTGTCTTTCTTTAATTGTTAAAAGTTTCCCAGCGCACACGGCGCCGTAATGGTGATTGTTTCGCGCAAAATAGTGCCCTCGGTGTCGCGCTCAATGCCGCTTTGCTCTGTGACACCAAAAAGGTGGAAATCTGTTGCGCTGTTAATGTCTAAAATTTCCGGCTCAAAAAGCGCTTCCTCGATGGCGCTTAAAAGCTCGTCGTGCACTTCCAGCGCATTGGGTTGGCCTTCCTCGTCAATCTCGCTTTGGATGCTCACGCTCATCGTCACATCCAGGTTGCCAGCGTGCGGCGGGTTTTGGCTGCCGCCGACATAGGTCGCCACAACGCAAGGCATGGCTTTGATGGTGTCAGATGTGCCAGCGTAAACAGGCACGCCAACCTTGCCGGCCAGGTATGATTTAAAGGCTGCCTCTGTTTGCTTGCGGTAGCTCATCGCTTGGTTTTGTTCCAGTCTTGGCCCATTTTTCGCCTGATGTAGACCATCATGTCTGCCTTGTCTGCTTGTATGCCACCGCGCAGCGCGTTTTTGAGATAAGGAATGGAAGCGCTTTTGCTGTTGCCGTGAACAATTGTGCAAACTGGGTTCACTGGGTTGCGCCGGCGTTCTGGTATTGCCTTGCCTTTCAGCTTAAACGCTTTCTTTTGCGTTGGGGGCCGGCGCTTCATGATTGTGTAAGTCTTTAAATCCCTGAGCGCACCATACCAAGCTTCGCGCCCGTAATTGCTGCCCTTGCTTCTATACATCAGCATTCGGCGCATTGCCTTGCGCATTGGCGCGTTGTTTAGCCCCTTCTTACCCATCCCTCCACGATTCCAATTAATGATTATTGACCCAAGAGGCGCGCTTGCATTAATGCGCGACGGTGCCAAAAGCTCGGAACGAATACGACCAGGCGCGTTTTTAGGTATGCGGACAAGGGTTTTGTAAATCACATTTGCCGCGCGGTTGTGGACAATCTCAACAAAACTCTTGCTTGAAAGAACGCTGTATTGCGTAAGCGTTTTGTTGAAATCTTTGACATCCATTTTAAATGTTGTCCTAGTGCCTGGAATCATTGCTTTTTCATCAACCCAAGCTCGAAGCTTGCGTCATTGGTCAACAGTTGCTGGATTTTGTAACGCTTGCCGCCTTTGGTCAGCGTGGCGCCCACAATCGGCTTGATACCTAAGTCGGCCCATTGCTTCCGGTTGGTGGTCAATGTCAGGTCGTAGCCTTCCAATATGCCGCCTTCTTCGAGCTCCTTGGTCTCGGTGTTACCGCTCTCAACGCATCGCAACACGTTGCCGTGATAATCAAGCAACCCGCCGGCCAGGCGCTCAATCTCTACCTGTTGTTCATAGAGCAAGCGCGAGCGGTGGTGCCCCTGGTCAATAATGTATTGCTCTTGAAAATTGGTGTGCGGCGTTGGGTGGCTATGCGCCACGCTATGGAAGCAATCAGTGCGCGTTGTGCCGCTTCCATCTGGCACGTTTAAACTTATGTTGTAGGCGTCTTCATAATCGCCGCTTTCGTTAGTGCGTTGCACAGTGTAGGCAAGCGCGTCAAATTGCGCACTATCAGCGGTGACGCGAATAATGACGTTCCCAGCGCCAAACGTGCCGCCTTCACCAATCGCCGTGAAAGTGGTTGGCGTATCGTGCGCGGCTGTTTCATACAACCAGCCATTGCGCGTATTTATGATTCTGTTGTTGGCCATTAATTAAAAAACCCAGGCGGGAAGGTTGCCCCGCCGCGCCTGGGTTGGGTGTGGTGACCTAACGAACAAACAACAGGCGAATCAGGCGGATGCCTTTTTCTTGGCGGCTTTGGCTTTGGCTTTTGGCAGCGCGAGCGGTAGGTCTGCGCGCTTCCAATAAGGTGGTTTCCGGTAAACGCTAACGCCGGCATACTTGCCGGACGGGTTTTCCCGCTCTGCAATGAATGCGGCTTTGCATGTGTCAGGGTCGCCCATGGCAATGAGCTCGGGCGAGCCATCAGGCAAAAAGCCAACGGTAAATGAAGTTTTAAATATCATGATGGTGTTATTGGTCTGTAATGCGAATTAAAGCGTTTTGGTTACCCACGCTGCACCCGTAGAGAATGCCAACGGTGAGATACCACTTGCCCTCGGTTGGGCGATAAAATTTTCTTGTCTGAAATGGCAAACCCGTTCGCGGCTCAATGTTGTCGATGACTTCCACATTGCCATAAGTCGGGCGGCTTACCTGGCGCGCTGCAATGCATAGCGCGGACGGGTGGCAGTAAAATCCTTGCAGGTTGTTGCCGGTCGGTATGTCTTGGTATTCGGCAACACCAAATCCATGGATGCTTGAAAGCTCGCCCTCCTGGATTGGTTGCGCTGTGCCGTAGGCACTGGCGTCAATGATGGCGCCGTCTTTAGACAGGCTTGCTGTGTAAGACGGGTTAAGCATCGCGGTTCTCAGCGACCGTGGGCACCCATTGGTGGTCAATGTGCTGGCGGCGTCTGCCAGGTCATCACTGTCGAAATTGGCGGCAGTCCTGACTTGGGAGGCGCTGAAAGCGGCGGGCGTAATAAGGCCAAGCAAATCATCAGAGACAGCGCGCGCGGTGGCATCTATTGCAGGGCGCAAAAAGGTGCGCTCTAAAATGGTCGGGCTTTTAAGTTTTGAAATCTCAAAGTCGGTAAATGACATCGAAAAGCCTTTAAAGCTAGATAAGGCAATTTCGATTGCTGTGCTTGTCACATCACTGGCGCTGTAGCCAGCAGACAAATCTTTAACTGTGACCGAAGAGGGAACGCGGGTCACTGTGCGGTCGCCGCGCTCCCTGACTTCGGTTGAGAAGTTGCGACTAACCAGAGAGAACGCAAAGAAGTTATCAGAAAGCAAATCAAGCATTTGCTCACTGACAGCCTCAAGGTGAACTCCCTGGATAGTGTTTGCCATATTATTAAGCAGATTTGATGCGCTTCAATGCGGCACCGTTTCCAACGGCAACACCGTAAAGCACACCCATGGACAAGTAATGCTTGCCGGCGGTGTTGTCATACCAGGTTCGCAACTGGATAGGCAGGCCGGTGGTGGGGTCTTGGATGTCCGCAACATCAACGCTTCCGTCGGTAGGTGCGGCAGGCTGGCGGGCAGCCAAACACAGGGCGGAAGGATGCAGCGCAATGGCTGCAAGGTTTTCGCTGTTGGTTGGAATGCCGGTGTATTCGTAGAGGTTAAAACCATGCACGCGCTGCGCAGCATTTTCTTGCACGCCGGCTGGGGTGCCGTAGCTAGAAGCGTCTTGCACGATAGCATCTTTTTGAATGCTGGCGTAGTAAGAAGGCGGCAGAATCAAAGCGCGCTCGCTCTTGGGCACCTTGGAGGTGCTAAGGTCGGCGGCCAAATCTGCCACTTCGTCCACGTCAAAGTTGGCGGCAGTGATGACCTCGTTTGCGCTGTAGTTAGCGTTTAAAACTAGCGCAAGCAAGTCGTCCATTACGGCGTCAAGGGTGACCTCCAGAGCGGGCGCCAAGAATACGCTGGACAACCAATCAAAGTTGCCGGCCTTGGAAACCTCCATGTCGGTGTAAGCAGCACTGTGCCCCTTGAATTTGTTCAAGGTCACGGTGACGGCGGTGGACGTGACATCCTGCGCGGTGTAACCGCTGGACAAGTCCACGGCGGTCATGCTGGAAGGCACGCGGGTGGTTACAGATTCGCCGGCGCCGCTGATGTCGGTCGAAAAATCGCGAGCAAAAGCGCGCAGCGGATGAAACTGTGTGGATAGATAATCGAGCGATTGCTCGGCAATTTGGGCAATGTTAATGCCCCCAAGTGTGTTGGCCATTTTTTAGAGTCTTTCTTTGATGTTTTTAAGGTAGAAAGCGCGGCGCTCTTGGCGGTCCTCGATGGCATTATATTGCTGCCATAAGGTGTCCATAGATGCCTCGGGTGCCGGCTCTTCGGTGGCTTCCTCAACTGGGGCTTCAACGCCTACGCTTGCCGCGATTTCAACGGCTTTGTCGGCGGCGCTCTGCTGTGCCTCCTCAAGAAGTAAATTCGTCTCCTCAAGCAATTTGACTTTTTGCTCGAGTGCTTCGATGTCCTCGGCGTGTTGTGCGCCAAGCTTGGCAACCTCGTCGGCGTGGCTTGCTGCCGCGCCTTCGATTTCTGCCTGCAAGGTTTTGTTGGCCTCGGTGGCTTCTTCCAATTTGCCGGAAAGGCTGGAGAGCTCCACGTTGGCTTTGACTAAATCAAGGATGGTTTTCATGGTGTTTTGTTATGAATTGTTAAAGGTTGGTCATCAGCGCAATCACGTCTTGAAGGTCGTCAATCACCCCGTCTGCAAGGCCCGCCTCAACTGCAGAAAGTCCCTCGTATACTTGGCCGGTGGTTGATGCCTCTGGCACAGTGCGCTTGACGTTGATGTCGTCTTTAAAGCGGTCGTGCCACTTGTTGACGTTTGCTTGCAGGCGCTCGCGCGCTTCGTCGCTCAATGGCTTAAAATCCGCATAATCAAGCTTGTTTTCACCGGCGGCGATGGCGTTGACGCGCAGGCCCTGGTTGCGCAAATATTCGCTTTGGTCAAGCAAGGCGATATAAACGCCCACGCTGCCAACCTCGGCGCTTTGGCTCAAAAGCACATTGTCGGCTTGGCTGGCTATCCAATAGGCCGCGCTTGCGGCAGTGCCTTCGGTGTAAGCTACAAGCGGCTTTTCAACGGCGCGCATCTTGGCTGCAAGCTCGGGCAAGCCGGTGATGGTGCCGCCAGGTGAGTCGATATGCAGCAAAATGGCGGTCACGTTTGGGTTGGCATCTGCCTCGGCCAATTGGGTGGCAATGTCGTCGTAATCGGTCATTCCGAACATCAATTCCCAGTCCGTGAGCATTTTGCCTAGGGGGCCGTGAATGTGGATGATGGCAATGCCGTCGACTTCCTCCGGCGTGGGTGGCTCATAAGGGCCGCCGTCTTCGTCTTCCTCGTAGTGATACGCACGCGCGGCCTCCACGAGCGTGGAGTGGTATTCTGGGCGAATGGCCCATGGCTCGTTGGCCAACTTATGCGTCAATTTCGCTTTCATTATTAAAAACTGGGTTTGGTGTGCGTTGGCTTAAAAGGTGCAAGGCGGTTTCCATGCTCACGCTGTAGTCGTCGGCCAAGCGCTTGGCGCGCTCTAACAGGTCGCTGGCTTCGCGTTCAACTTGGTCGCGCATGTCCTGCCAATCGTGCCCGCGTTCGCCGGCATCCTCGCGCATGGTGCGAAGGCCCATCTTTATGGCGTCTTGGTTGGCTCTAGCTTCGCGCCCAAGGTCCACCGTGATTTTTTTGGGTGCCTGCCAGTTCACACGCCACCAGTTGTCGCTTGGCGGCAAGTCGCCGCGCTTAATGCCGCGCGCAATTACCCAGCCCCAAACGCGATTGCAAAAGCGTGAGATTAAAAGGTCTTGGCGCTCCTCGAATCGGCGGGCCGCTTTTTCTAAAATGAACCGGCTTGCGGTTCCTTGTTTGCTGGGTTCGACGACGAATTCGTATGGCACGCCAAGACCAAGAGCGACATCGCGAATCAAGTATTCGAGGAATCCAGTAAATGCCGGCGAGGGCTTATTGCTGGCAAAACTTTCGATGGATTCGCCAACCTTAAGCCGGGGCACCATGCCGGGCTGAAATGTGTCCCAAGGCACTGTTCCTGTGTCGGCGGCGGCATAACCGTCTTCGATTAAACTGGTTCCATCATCAGCAACGCCAGCCTGCTGGGTGATTGCGAGACCCACAGCGCTATTCATTTTTACGGCCACTTTCTCATATTCGAGGATGTCAACAGCATCTCGAATGTGGTCAATGGCGTGGGTAAGCGCTGACACTCCGCGCAACTGCGCCACGCGGTCGGGGTCATAGACCAAAATGAAATTGTTTGCGCTTATCGAGCGGTAATCATCGCCATCTTTAACCGTGTAAGCAGTGGGCCGGCCTGCGGGCGACACTTTCACGCCGTCATGGCCTTCGCCGTAATATTGGGCACCCTCGCTTAGAATGTTGTGAGATTCTACAAGTTGCAGCTGGGGAAACGCATCTTGCCGGCCAACCATTAAAAAACCAATGTCGCCGTCCACGTCCATGCGGATGGACGCAAGGCGCTGCATTTGGCCAAAGGTAAATTGACCGTCAACGCTGCAAACTTTGCTCCATTCGGCAAAATAGCTCTCATAATCCTTAGAAACATCGCCGGCTTGGCTTTGTGGCTTTAATCCAGGGCCAAGCGCGTAACGGCTAACATCGTTGACCGCGCCGCGCACCATGCCGTTGTTGGTGTAGAGCCAGCGTGCAAAACCCATCAACCGGCGCCTGGCGCCTCGGTTTAAGGTGTTGGAAATATCGCTGACAATGTAAGGCAGGCTAGTGCGGAAACGGTTGGACTCGGTGCCGCGATAATGGCTGGTAATGCTGGCGCGCTTTTTGGGCGCTGCATCAAAGGCGATGGGGCGCCCGTTATGGTCAACAAGGTCGCTCATCTGGAAAAACGTGCAAAAGTCATGCGCGCCGGCTTGGTGCCGCTCACAATGCCTTTTTCAATTAAAATTGGGGTAAGTTGCGCGGCCAGTTCGTCGGTTGGCATCACGAGTTCACGGGTGCCGCTCTGGCTAGCGTTGGAAAAGCTGACTGAAACGGACCCAGACAATATAGCATCCGCAACCCTCTGCTGGAGGGTCGTAAGCCATGAATCTGATTGAAGCCGGAGAAATCCGCTGATGTCGCTTGCCATCTATAAATAGGTGGCAATTTGTCGCAAAACTTAGTCAGCGGTGGAGAAAAGCTTTGCAATTGAGGCGGCAACTACCTGCATCAATTCGCAATCCCAAGCGTGATTTGCGCGGAAAGAAATCCAGCGCAATGTGGTGCGACCGTGCTTGTCTAGCACTTCCCTTTTGCGTTCGCTGTCGATTTGTTTTGCATATTCGTCGGCCAAGTCGCCCAGGTCGCACACTTCCCAAGGGTGGCTCTTGCCGCTTTTAAGCAGTTGCAAAACATCTTTGGTCGTAGGGTTGGACCATCTAAATACCGGCGGCGCTGTGCGCCCTGTAGCGCTCACGCGCGTGGGCTTGCTAAACATGCGGCGCACGGTGTGCCCATTGATGTTGTGCGCGTAATCTATGACATCTTCACCACGCATCCCCATCCAGCCATACCGGCCACACTCAGCCAACACTCTGGCGCGCTGATAACCCACATCCAAAAAAGTGCGTTGTGGCGCAACATTGAATTCCTTGCGCATGTTTTCGATGTCCTCAAATGAGGTAAGGCGGCGAAAGGTAAGCAATCGGCTGGCGCCTGTTTTGCTCCATGACCGGCAAA